GGCCACCTCGACGTGGCCGGCGGCCACCAGGCGCGACAGCTGGCGAACCACGTCGTCTACTGGCTGGGCGAGCTGCGCCGCAAGCTCTGCGGCCGTGGCCTGCCGCGCGCTCACAGCGGCCAGGATCGACGCGGCCAGCGGGCCGTGCGGGCGCCCGACCGGGCGCGTCAGGCTACCGGCCACGGGCCGGCCTGTGGCCGCGCGGCGCCGGAGGCCTGGGTCTGTCGTTCCCATGCTGCCAGCAGCGCCGCGGCGGCCCCACCGCGCTGCGCCAGCGTGAACTCGCGGGCGAGGTTCGCCCTCACGGCTTCGTAGTGTCGAAGCGACGACACGTGCGCCATGCGGTTGATGGCGCTCCTGGCGCGGCGGTTGATGGCGCTCCTGGCGCGGCTTCCAACAGTCTTGCTGTGCGAGCAGCGTCCAGGCTCACGGCCGCCTCACTTCGGGGGCGCCGCTGTGGCGGCAGGCAACGCGGCCAGCAGCTGCTGCGCGATCTGCTGCGTCAAGACCTGCAGCTGCAGCGGCGTCAACCCGATGGCCGGCGTCTCGCTCACGACGAGTTCCCGCGACTTCATCCAGGCGGCGGCCTCGTCGTCTCGGGGCTCGATCTGGTGCGCGTGCCGCGCCGCCTGCTCGGGCGTCAGGTCGATGACCTGGCCGGGACCCGAGCGCACTTCCTGCACGGTATCCGTGCCGTCGCCAAGAGCCACGAGCGTGGCCACGGTGGCGAAGAATCCTTGTCTGACTTGGAATTTCATGGGTCTCTTTCGATGTGGGATGGATGCGCCCGACACGGCGGGGGCGCCGGGCGCTGAGCGCGACTCGCTCAGGGGGTGAGTGCGTCAGAGCAGTACACGAAGCTCGCCGCGTGCCTCACCCCGATGTCGACGGTCTGCATGGCCCGGATGAACACGTCCCCGGTGGTAAAGCCGGTGCTGTCGTACGGGTTCACCAGCACCTCGACCGTGCCCCACTGCCCGATCACCAGGTCCTGCCAGGCGCCCAGGAACAGCTCCGAGCACACGGCGCCGCTCGCCCCCTTGACCAGGTTGCTGCGAACCTGATTGGTGACGTACACCGGGTAGCCGTTGAAGCTGTGGGGCGTGGCGGAACGCTGGCCAGGAGCGTTGTCGGTCCACAGGTACTGGCCCGTCGAAGACTTGAGGTTCTTCAACGTGTTGACCGTCTTCGGATTGATGACGTAGGCGCGCCCTTCAACCGGGGCGTTCGAAATGTTCGCGGCCGTCTCCAGCGCCGTCAGCGTGTCAAGCGTGACATTGGCGCCGTTCGTGCCCATGATGACCACGCCGACCCCTGCCTGATTTACAATGCCGGTGGGCTGGTTGCTTGCGCCGGATCCAGACAGCGCGGCCAGGTCAACACCCAGGCCCAGCACGGCCATGAGGTCCTTGCGCGCCAGCAATTCAATGGCCGGAGTCGATTGCAGCAACATCAGGCGGCTCATCTTGGACAGTGCGCTGATGGTCTTGGGCCGGAGTTGCAGCTTGTCGAAGGCCCCCTCTGCCTCCGTCGGCGAGCCCGATTCCGCCACCCAGTAACCTGTGCCCTGGGAAATCTGCCTCGGCAAGTCCACGTTGCCCGTGAGGCCACCCAGGACCGTGGCGCCGGCCTGGGCCACCACGGCAGAATTGCGCAACACCTCCACGAAGTTGTCGCCCAGCAGAGTGGTTGGCACCAGCGCGACGCCAGTCGTGGAACCACCGGTGCCGCTCACGTTCCATCCGGCGCGTTGCCCCCACCGCCCGCGCGTCATCACTTCGGGGGGAACCAGGATGCCCTGCGAGGGGCGGCCGTAACGCGCCTCCATGGCGCGGCTGGCGCTGCGCTCCAGGCCGGCACGGGTCCAGTCGTTGTTGAGCATGGCATTGATGGCGCGCACCAGGCTGAAGCCTTGCACTTCATCTTCCGAAAGTCCGATGTCGCCACGGCCCGGGTCGCCCCCCATGTACGCGCCAACGGGGCGCTGCTGGTGCGAGCGCTGCTGCGCTTCCAGGATCTGCGAGCGCGCCTCTTCGATGGTGGCGCCCGATTCGATGAACTGGCGCTCGAGCTGCGGGGCGTTGTAGCGGCGGCACGCGGCTTGAATCGAGAGCACGCGATCGCGCTCGAGTTCGGCGGCCTGAGTGGCGGCCTGGCGCTGGCGCCGGCCCAAGGAGGGGGCGGGGTCTGCTGGGTTGAGGTCTTGGTCGTTCATGGTCGTCTCTGTGAAGTTGATGGACCGGCCGACGCCGACGCTCGGGTCGGCGGGCACGGTCACGATTGAGATCTCCAGTGCGGTCCACGCCCTGGCGATGAAGGTGTCGCCGTCGGGCTGCTGCTCGTACCGGTCCACCGTGTAGGTGAATGAGACATTCCGCAAAATGCCATCGGCGATCTGCTGCAGGGCCCAGGTGCCGCGCTCATCGCGGCCCAGGCGCACGATTGCCCGGCCCTTGCGGTCGGCGCCGATCTGTGCGGACTCGACCACCCCGAGTACATCGCATGCGTCGTGGTTGAACAGCAGCGGGGCGCCGGCGTTAAGGCGCGAGAGGTCCGCGGCACCGGAGGCGTGCGAAAGCACCTCGTAGCCGAAGCCCTGATCTACCGGCAGCTCACTGCTGAAGCTCAGTTCCAGCGTGCGGGCCTGCTCGTTGATGGCCGGCTGTGCAGACGTCTGGACGAAGCGGCGCAGAGTGCAGCCCGGTCGCGGTCCTGGCGCAGCCTGGCGCCGCGTGTCTCGGTCGGCGGCGTGGCTATTGGAAGCGCGCATTACGTTTCCTCGGAATGCGGCCAGGCAAGAAAGAAGCGGCGAGCCTGACCATTGCGAAAGATTCCCCCACATCGCGGGGGCGCCCATCGTTTTGACCAAACTCGCCGCAAAGGAAGTGCCGCTGCCCGGCGGCAGTCCCAAGAGGAACGGAGTTTCCCGCTTCAGAGGCCACCTCGGAGGCCACCTCAGGCATGACGCGCTGAAAGGCTCCGGTCCAAGGCTCCGGTCTGAAACTCAAACGTGTCTGCATTACAGCACCAGGCGGATTACCTGCCGAAATTCAGTGTGTGCGGTGCCGACCCAGACCGCGCTCGAGATTGGCGCGCATCTCGTCGCGCAGCTGCTCCGGCAGCGCGCCAACGATCGCCATCGCGGCCATCATGGCGGCCTGCATTTGCCGGTCACGCACCGCGTCGGCCTCGGCCTTGGTGCGGGCCGGGTCCAGTTGCCAGTGCACGATGACGCCTTGACGGACGATCGCCGTGAGGAAGACTTCGGCGGCCGGGTCCCACATGAAGCACGGGCCCTCCTGGGCGTCGGCCTCGATGCGGCGCGCCAGCTCGGCCAGTGCCGTGGGGGATGGCGCCTGTATGGCGGGGGCAGCGGTGAGGTTCATGGTCAGGTCCCTTCAGGGTGGTAGTGAGTCAATGCGCCGTCGTCGGCGGGGTCTTCTCCCGGGTCGTAGCCCGAGAGCTTGGTCAGGAACTCATCGAAGGTGTCCGACAGGAGGTCGCGCTTCGCCTCCACGCCGTCGGTGGTCTGCAGCAGCTGGGCCACTCGGTTGACTTCGGATCGCAGAAAGGCGCGGGCAGCGCTGACCATTGCTGACCACATGGGCTCGATCTGGTCGGCCGGCACCAGCGTGCCGCGCCTCTCCTGCAGCCGCATCTCGATCTCGTCGGACTGCAGCCGCGCCAGGCGGTCTCGCGGGCTTTCGGTCTGGACCTTCGCCAGCTCGCGCTGCGTGTGCCAGGCGATGCATGGGCCGCTGTCGTATTCGCTGGGCACACCGGCACCCCCACGCACAGCCACGGGAAGGCCTTGCTCTTGCCACTCGACGACGGTCTTCGCCGTCACCTGAAACATGGCGGCGATGTTCTCCTGGCCAACGATCCTCATGACTTACACACCCTCAGCACCCTTCTGAATCTGCGCGGAATTCGGGGTAGCCTAGCCCGCTGTGTCGGTAACCCGGGAAGGACCCGGCGTTTCTGCAGACGTTTGCAAACGCCAGGCATGAGCACCGGGCCCTGCCCCGGCTTGTCGCGTTGTCGCAGCCGGTGGTGTGG